ATCATTTCGACCGGCGCTAGCTCGACTTCACCGAGATCGATTGGAAGGGAGCCATAGATCATGACACGCGCTCGAATATGTAGAGGCCCAATTCCATCTGCACGAACACGGCGCAGAAGCCGACGTAGCGCAGGTTGAGCCCATCGGGGATCTTGGCGCCGGTCTTGAAGGCGTGGAAGTGACGCTCCTCATCGGGCGCTTCGGTGTTGACGACCGCCCACAGCCAGAACATGCCGCCTTGGTCGGTCATGCGGATTATCTCAGCCCCGGCAGGCAGGCTCATCGCGAACTGCTCCAACACGGGCATCTGGTATTTGAATATCACGCGCCCCGTCGCCTGCGACATACGCGGCCCGCGAAGCGCTTCGTCCCACTGGTCCATCGCAAATCTCCCTACTGTGCCAAGGGGCGTGCCGTTTGTTCCAGCGGAACAGGCGGCGAACGCGCCCTACGCGGGGCAGATTTCTGCGGAATTGGCGGTAATCAGGGGTTAGTGGGTGTTCTCTGGTAGAGGTTTTCAAGACCGCTGCCTTAAACCACTCGACCACCTGTCCAATTCCGCAGAAATCTGCGGTAAACAACGCATACTATACTCACAAACCGCTGTCTACTGTGACGCCTTTTGTGCCGCACCATCTTTTGCAAGCGTCGCCTGCTCAGGGGTGAGGTAGCGCAGATAGCCTTCGGTTTGACCGATCGTCGAGTGCCCCAATAGCTTCTGCAGCGTATAAATGTTGCCGCCGCTTTCGAGGTATCGAATAGCATATTCGTGGCGCAGATCGTGGAAGCGCATCCGGACGAAACGCAGCCCTTCCTTCTGTGCCCGGATTTGTGCGCGGAGCACCACCTCGCGCCACATCTCGGTCACCTTCTTGTACGGGCCGCCGTTGCCGGTCACGAAGAGGTGAGGGTCCTTGTGCTGCGGCTGTCGGGCCACGATGTCCCGCGCCTCCGCGTTCAGGCTGATGACCCGGAAATGGTGCTTCGTGTTCCAGAGCTGCGCGCGATCGGGATGCACATCGGCGCGGAGCAGGGAGGTGATCTCGCTCATCCGCGCGCCGGTCACCAGGGCGAAGCGGCACAGGTCGCCGAACGTGCCCTTCATCCGATCGAATATCTTCTCGATGTCGCTGGCGGGCGGGCGAATATAGGCGAGCCGCTTTTCCTTCCGGCTCTTGGCAGATAGGAGCTTTACAGGATTGATTTCGGGCCATCCTGGGAGATCGCGCACGTGATCGGCAATCCCCGATATGACGGTGTAATAGCGATTGATTGTCGCGGTGCTCGTGCCATTGGGCACGCCTCGACGCGGCTGTCGCATCTTCTCAGCGAATAGCATCAATGCCGCCTTATCCACCTGATCCCAATAGAAACTGCCGAAATGCGCCTCCAGCACAGCGAGTAGCTTTCCGTACCCGGCCAGCGTTTTCGGCTTCCAGTCGCCGGCCGCAACCCACAACAGCGCCGCCTCGGTGAACGTGTGGCGGATCGTGCCCTTGTACGGGCTGTTTGATCTCAGCCAGAGTTCGACACGGCGCGCAGCTTCCTCGCGATCGCGAGTTTTAAGAGACTTTCGCCGCTCGCGGCCATCGACGGTGATACGGGCATAGTAAACGCCGTCGCGCTTGTACGTGTGCTCCGGCTCTCTACCGCGGTTTCGCTTGCCGATACCCATGCCCGAAGTCTCATCCTGTCATATGTCCACCGCCGGCCCAGTTTGCCGGCGCCCCACACTTCGCCACGCTGTGATAGTTGCTGCAAGGTTCGTTCGGGGAGGCCGGTGATCATCATCGCCTCGTCGATGAAGCACCGCTCAGCTTGCGCCATCGCCACCCCCATCCCGAGAGAGGGCTTCGATCCGTGCGTCGATCGCAGCCCGGCATGACGGCAGCTTGGACTTACCGCCCTCGCTGTCGTGCAGATCAACCAGCATGTGCCCCAGCATCAGCCGGTTCACATTGTGGTTGAGGATCAGGGACCAGCCGTAGTTCGTGCCATAGGTGGCGTTCAGGCGCTCGTTGCACCGATCGAGGTAGTCAAGGCGCGCCGTATCTTTACGCGCCTCCACCAGCGCCGCAGCGAGGGTTTCGATGGTGGCGGCCCATTGGTTGATCTGGTGCGGGTGAGGCATGACGAAGTGGTGGCTTCGCTTCGGGTTCTCAGTGCGCATTTCCTCGGCGACCTTGCGCATGTTCCCAACCAGCTCTGCGGTAGCGGTCATGCCCAATTCCTTTCGAGGCGTTGCCACATTGCTTCCGGAACGTGCGGGCGAATGACGGCGCGGAAATCGGACTGCTCGGATTTGTACTGACGCCAGTGGTGCCCGCCGGGCGTCGCAGCTTCGACGTTGGCAATCCGATCCGCCAGCTTCACCAGCGCCGCCGGCGGATGCTCGGCTATGCGGCGATAGATGCAGGCGACACGATCGCGGCGTTCCTCACCCTCGCCAGTGCAGGCATAGACGATCCGGAGCACGTCTTCACCGAACAGGTCCAGAATCTGATCGGACGTGGCGGCGGTATCCTCCAGCACGTCGTGCAGGAAGGCAGCCTTCCACTGCGCGTTCGTGCAGCCGAAATCCCGTGCGACCGAGACAACGGCAAACAGGTGCACTCCGTAGGGCTCCCCGCCATAAAGCTGGTTTCCGTGCGCCTTGATCGCGAAGTCCCGCGCCTCCCAGATCTCCCCCGCCATCACGCCTGACCCCCGGCGCGGGCGGCCACCTGATCCTTGGCCCATGCTTCGAACACGGCCTTATCGCCTGTGCAGCACGACCACGCAGGCTTGTGGCGCTTCGAAATGGATGGACCACCTCTCGGCCATTCCGTTTTTGTGTCGATCCGCAGGGATGCCGGACCATGAACCTGGCCGGGAAATTCGAACGCGACACTGGCTTGCTCGATCGCCCGCCGACCATTGCGGTACGCCGAGTAGGCATGGCCCCCATCGAGTAGGACCGCGTCAGGAAACTTGCGCTTGACGAACTTCCGCAGCCGCCGAATCCAGCGCGTTTCGATGTGCTTGGCCTCAGCGCGCTCGAGATTGTCACGGGCCTCGCAACGCGGCGTGCAATAGACCATCGTGTGTTGGAAGCCCTTCACGTCGGATAGCTCCAGATCGCGCTCCCATAGGAAGTCGCTGTCGATCCGGTGCCCGCAGCCCGAACATTCAAAGTGCCAACCGTGTTCGATCATCAGCGATGCGGGCACCATCTTGGTCTCCGCGCAATGATCGGCCCACGCAGCGCGCCGGGCACGGACATAATCGAATTCACCGCCGGCATACTCGTTGGCGCCTTCTCGACGGGCGACGATGGCATGCTTTGCGAATATGATCCCGCCGGTGCCCTCGTCTTCTTCAGTTACGGCGAACGCTTTTTCCGCCAGTTCAAGCATCTGCATCACCGTTTCCTTTCAGGAGGGCTTTGACCGCGAGGCCAGCCGATGTGGCGCGAATTTCGCGTCCGTTGCGATGGTGGATCCGGCTTTCGACGAGCCCCATCTGCTCAAGGTCTCGGCCGACGCTGCGGTGACAAATGCCGGTGCCCTTGATCCAGCGTTCACCGATACGCTCGGCAAGCCGTCGGTGAGCACCCGTCAGCCCCTCAGCGAGCGCGGTTAGGTCGGTCATGATGAACCTTTCGGCAGGAGGTCAGACCAGCGGATGGGCCGATAGCCCTCCTCGTCTCGACATGGTGCGCACATCTCGCCAGATTTGCTGATGCCCCAATCGTCGAAGCGATCACGCTTTAGCGTCGGGAAAAGCAGGCCATATGCAGTCCTGAAGAATCTGCGATAGATGCGCTCGCTGGCCTCGTTTCCGCCCCCATCGCCACATTGCTGCACCAGCCATTCCAGCCGCGCCAGAGCTTGGCCGCCGGTTCCTTGCTGCCCCCAGAACGGGTGGTCGGCCTGTCCGTGGCTTACCATCTTGAGCGTCGATCGCGCACTGATGGCCGCTGCGTGATACGCCTGCACCAGCCTAAGAAGCTCACCGCGTTCGAGGCTGTCGAACGGTGTCTCGCCCCATTGCAGATCCTTCGCTCTCTTGAAGCGCGCTTTCCCAGGAACACCATGGGCCGGCGGATATTTCGAACTGTGTCTCATTCTATTCCTCCCCGGCGTCTATGGGAGGGGTGGCGCGCGCGTCGATCATGGCGCGCGTCTCGAACATCGGATGTCCGTATCTCGGCTGCCAGTTCCGCTCCCAATCTCGAAGGTTGAAACTGTCGAACTCGATGTCCTTGCGACAATCTGCGCAGTACCAACGATCCGAGCCATGGTTAAACCAATCGGCGGGCTCGGCTTGGCAGATCTGACGATTGCACGCGCCGCCTTCATGGCCTTTATTCGGCTTATCGGGGCCGCTGTAGTCGCCGTATGCCATCACTTCGCCCCGAGCTTGGAGAGGAAATCCCGGCCCGTGTTGGTCAGCCAGACCATCGAATTGTCGCTGTCGCTGTCGTGCGTTGATCGGGTGTAACCGAGACCGATCGAGCGGTTGAAAGTGTCCGGATCCGTGCCTTCGTTCCCTTCGCAGAAGGCGTTGATCCAGCTCCATTTGGACTCGCTGCAATCAGACTGGCCACCCATCGCCGACAGGATTTCGAGGAACATGCGCAACCGTGCATCCTCCCGGCATTCGGCCAGGTCGGCGGGCGGAGAGGAGGCTGCATGCTCGGGCAGCGGCGAATGCTTCGGCTTGGCCGCTTGCTTGGCCCGGATCTTCTCGACCTTCGTCCAGATGCGCGCCAGTTCTGTTTCGGCGGCCGCGTGCATGTCGAGACCGTGCGCAAGGCATAGCGCGGCCAGCGTGACCATGACGCCCCCGACTTCCTGCACTGGCTCGCCCTCGGGCCGTCCAAAGGTGTAATCTACAAGCTGATGTGCCTCACTGGCGGTGCAGCCGAGGCACTGGACGAGTTCAAGCGCCTCTTCCAGAAAGCGGTGGTTGCGCTCCTGCCCATCGCGCGAAATCTCTTCTCCGAAGCATGTGAGCATCCACGGCTGCACGCGCGCCTGAAACGCCTCTTCCCCCGCTTCGGCGGTGGAGCGGAGGGAATTGCGAAGATCCTCGGCTGATACTCCGGCCCATATCTGATCGTCGGCGCACCCGGTCAGCGCGTCTACGTCGGGATCCGCGCATTCAGCCGAACAAAAGCATTCGGACGGCGAGACGGCGTTGACCTTCACCGATTTGCCGCAGCGGTCGCATGGTTGCGTTACCTCCCCCGCCGCAATTGGCAGCGCGCGGAGGCGGTTGGCGATGTGCTTGGCCGTGCGCGCTCGGGCATGCTTTCGATCACGGGCGGCGTCGTCATCCCCAAGGCCCACCGTGCTTTCGTGCATAGCCGCCTCTTCGTCGGCGATCAGCGCGCACGCCTCAACCGTCGCCCCATCAAGCCCGCCATTCTGTGCATTTTTTGCACCGATCTCGCCGGGATGCTGAAGGGCGGCGAGGAAGTCGGCAATCGCGGTAAGCCGGTACTGCTTCCAACGCAGAGGCCCGTCAGGGGCTTGCGCGACCAAGCCCGCAATCTCGCGCAGTTCGGCGGCATAGCCCGCCTGCTCAACAGCTACGGTGTCAGTCTGCATGGTCATGCTGCGATCCTTTCGGGGCGTCCGAGAATGCCAAGGCCGGCAGTTGCGGCGCGGCGCAGAGCAACTTCTGCGCGGTGACCGGCGGCCATCAGCGCTGTGCCGTTCGATGGGGATTTGCCTTCGCTGCCATCGGGGCGAAGGAAGCGGATCTTGCGCGTGAACAGGACGGCATCAGCTTTGCGCCAAGCATCCTGGAACCATGGCGCCGACGTGCGATCGGGCGTCAGCGCAATGCCGTTGCCATGTGCGAAGAAGCGATCCAGCCACGGCTCCAGCGAGTTACGGCCGCCGAACGGCGCGTTCATCCAGATGAAGCCGAACCACGGATGGTTGAGCGCGTCATGGAACAGCCATTCGCTGCACGGGACATGTGTCAGACTGACACACTCTGGGGATGCTACATCCAGATCGAACCGCTCGCCCAGCGCCTCAAACACGAAGGCAGGCGTGTACCATTCGTCGGATGCGCCAGCGGTTTCCCAATGGCTCACCGCCCCGTCTCCGCTTTGGCGAGGGCGGTGGCGATCTCGTGCAGCTTGGCGACGGCTTGCTCTTGCGAGCGGCAGACATCATCGTTCCAGTTAACGATCGCGATAGGCTCGCCACGCTCATTGGCTGTCAGCCCCAGCGGATCGACGAACTCAACGAGCCATTTCTCACCATCCGGTCCGTCCTGATCGAGAACCTTTGCGACAGCCCCGGCAATGCAGAAGCACGTGCCAGTCTCGATCGCTATGTCATCACAATAATCGCCCTGCATCCACGCACCTGGCGCGCTCAGGATCTCGGCGGCGCTCAACAGCACTTCCCGCCCCTGCGTCTCTGCGGTCATTGGGGGGTGGCTTTCGTGGTAACGCGCGAGAACGCCTCGTCGTAGGCGAGGTTGACGCGCTCGCGGTCGTCGTCGGCCAGTGCGCCGATCTCGTCGCGGTTCGACCGGTTCAGCAACTGCAACTCGGACGTGTCCTTGGCGGCGTGGAAGCTGGTGATCAGGGCCTCGATGTCGAGGGTGTGGGTTTCGCCGCGTTGGGTGTCGGCGGGGCCTTCTCCGGCGTCACTGATCTCTGCGTCCGTCACGCCGTCGATAGAATGCTCGAGCGCGTCCAGCCGGTTGCGCGGCATCTCGATCACGGGGGCAGGTTCAGCCGGCCGGTCGTTCGGACTTAGCGTCTCGTCGCGATCGAAAGCGTCATCCAGGTCGCTCGACATAGGCAGGCGCTTCGACAGGCGGCGCATGACGGTCTTGCGGGCCATCTCCCCCCACCATTGCACCCATGGCCCAGCGCCCTTGCTGCGGCTGACCGCGCGCACCTTCTCGATCTCCTCGAAGCTCATCACCTCGAGCAGGCGGGATCCATCTTTCAGGACGGCTGTGGCATAGGCGCCGATCGGCTTGCCGCGCGGCTGATCGAGCGGCGGCGGCGCGTGCTCCACATCCTCTGCAAAGCCGAGCTTCCAGACGAAATGATCCTTCTCGTGCACGACCTGCGCCGACACGTAAGCGACTTCCCCGGACTGACGGATCTTCTTCAGGACGCCAGCGATCATCGGCATCGCCTGCGCCTTGTCGCCGAACTTTACGATCGCGGCTTCGCGCCCATCCGGCAGCAGTCCATCCTGCGCTAGGCGAACGATGGCGCCAAACAGGCTGCGGCGATCGACCTGGGCCAGATCCGGGTTATTCTGGATCGCGGTCTGCGCGACGCGGGTGAACTTCTCGACCGAGACGTGCGCCGGCAGTGCCGCTTTGAACTCGGGTGCCATGGCCTGAAGGTTCTGGCGGATGACGGTGAGCGGGTTTTCCCGGCGCTCAGCAAGTTGGGCGGCCATGTTATTTTGCCTCCGGCTTGGGAGCGAGGCGAGCCGCCTCAGTGATTGGAAGGCCTGCATCGGTCGGGACGTAGATCAGGCGGGCATTGGTGGTTTCGAGCGCCTGTATCTGCAAATAGCGGAGGTATCCCTCAGGGCCGCCAAGGCTGTTCTGTAGTATCTTGTTGGCCTTCGATGCTCCCTCGGCGCGCAACACCTCGGCATCGGCCAGAGATTTCGCGCTTTCCAGTTTGGCGCGCGCTTCCAGCACTGCGACCTGGCGGGACGACTGCGCCTCGGCAAACCGGGCCTTGCCGCTCATCTCCTGCGAATAGACGTTGTAGGATGGGCAACCCCAGAGAAGCCCGCCGGCGATGACTACCAAGGCCACGGTTCCGACCATGGCAATTCCTGCACCTTCACTCATGATACGATCTCCTTCACGTCGAACCGGCGGTAACCGGCGCGCTTGTTGATGATTTGTCCGATGTGTTCTTCGGTCACGACCGTGCCGGCGTTGCCCTTGGTCATGCCGCAGCCGACCCGGTAACCTTCCAACATCGCTGCGCCGGCGGTCCCGATAATCTCGAGCAATTCGGCCTTGGCGGTATCAGCCTCGAGTTCGGCGGCTTTCACTCGAGCCTTCGCGTTGAGGAAGTCGGCGGCGAGCAATCCGGCCCGGTTGTTCCGGCGAAGGTCGATCAGCGTGTCGTCGGGCGCGCCGATGACGGCTGCAATAGTGTCGCCGTCGCGTGAATAGTCCGGCTTGGGCGCCTTGCCGGCTTCGACCGACTGCCAGAACTCGGCGACGCGGCGCTCGATTTCGGCGAACACGGTGGGCCTGGCTTCCATCTGGAAGCGGCGCGGATCGTTCCCCCCGACGAGCGTGATGATGTCGCACCAGCCGACTTTGGCCAACCCGGCATAGGTTTGCGCCTGCAGCTGATAGTTCAGCGGCGGCTCGTCGCCCCAGCCTTTGGCGACGAGCCAATCGGCCGTCTTGACCTCCAGCACGCCCAAGCCTCGGTCAGGGCACAATACGAGTTGGTCGGGGTGGCCGCCAAGGCCGGCGCCATTGTCCAGCCGCTTCGGCGTGTGAGCGCGCTCGTAGCCCCATATCTTACAGGCGATCTCGATAACAGCGCGCTCGAGCATCACGCCGCAGAACACGCGCATGTCTTCGGGCTTGCCGTCCATGCCGACAGCATTGAAATCGGGCGTGGCAATCGTGCCCTGCTTACGGTGCCAAAGCTCGAAGCGGGTCAGCCAGGGCGAGGCGTCGAACAACGCCGCCACCTCGGAAGCCCCGACCACGGACGCGCGAAACGCAGCGTCGGAGAGGTTCGCCGGAGCATTCATCGCCCGCTCTCCAGTTGGCCAGCAGCGCCCTCGGCTGCGCTAACTGGCTGGGTTGTGGGGATTGCCGAGGCAGTCGCGCCGGGGGAGTGCGCGACAGGGGGAACAAGCCGCGTCTCGTAAGCCCACAGGCTGACGGGAAGCAGGATCAGGATTGCGAGACCCGCAGCGACATTCGCCGCGCGTATCAGCCGCCGCAGCCAAAGCGGATCCTCCACCACCATCGGCTCAACCGGCTGGTAGCGGCGCATCTCGGCGCGGTGGGCGTGGTCAAAAGGGCTACCGAGCATCACTGTGTATCCTCACTATTAGCCCACGCCTTCCGCGCGGCAGCACGCTTGCGCCGTTGCTCATCGCGACGGGTCAGCGCGGCGGTTAAGTCGTCCGTAAGACTGCGCTCGGTGGTGAGCGGGGCGAGGCCGATCACAGCGCTGCGGCCTTCTCAACCGTGAGGTCTGCAATCAGCGTTTCGCCGCGCACGATCACGACGCGATCGATTGTGTCCCAATGGGGACCGCATTCAACGCGGTCGTGGATGTCTTCCAACTCTTCCAGATCATGCTCGACATCGACCAGACCGGCATCCGTCCGGTAGTAGATGGTTGCGTGCCAGCGCATCACGCCGCCCTCCTAGCTATCTCGCGGTGCTGTTCAGCCTCCACCACCGACACATCGCACCCGTCGAGCGAGGCACCCGGCGCGCGAATATGCAGGCCCGAATGCGCCAACTGCTCAGCCGTGAAGCTCAGCGGGCGGATGTTCAGGCTGCCGAAGCTCTCGCCACATGCGGTGATGCGGGCGCGATCGGCGGGCGTGATTTTCGCCAGCAACCGATCCCCCTCCATGCGGAACAGGTCCCACATCCCGGATTCCGTGATCTCGTTGAAGATGCGCGGGCGGGCTGCTTCGTTGTTGCGCCATTCGCGGGCTAGGGTGCGGGGGGTCATGATTCCACCACCCGGTAGGCAATGGAAAACGGGCCATCCCACATGCTCATCCAAGCCCGTCGCCTGAATAAAATGCGTGGCTCAGTCTCACCGGGTATGATGACCAGGATCTCCACCAATGCATTTGGATCGACCGGGCACTCCCCGCCAGACCAAGCGATCCAGCCATCTTCCAGCGGCGCACTCATGCCTCCCCTCCGGTGGCGCGGGCGATTGCTTGCTCGACCTTCAACATTACGCAGTCGATTTCGGCGTGCGAGGCGCCCATCCTCGCGAAACGCCGGCGACTTTCGCCAAGCGTTTCGTGCGCTTCCTGCAGCGCGCTCAGAAGATCAGGCGCGGCGGCGATCAGGCGGGCGTTGGCCCACATCTCCTTGTTGCTCCGGGCAGATTGCCAATACTCCTGCCAAAAACCGTCCCAGTGAACGATCGCGCAATCCAAATCTTCTGGAGCCTGAATGCTGGGCACTGCGATAGGACGATCGCCGCTGTCATCTACACATATCCACCAAGGCCCCGGCGTATGCCCCGCCGTAGCCGTTCCTGCTGTGGGGGCGGTCACAGGGACGCCTCACGCATGTGAACACCTGCGAACACGCGGTGCGAGATCTTCTTTTCGAGATATGCGCGATCGTAGGAGCCGAGCCTGCGCAGACGGTTATAGATCAGGCGGTCTTCAGCAAGGACTGCACGGCAGCCGTCTTCTAGCGAAAGCGAACTGTCGACCAACTTGATAGCCACACGAGAGAAGAACAGCCTCTCTTGCTCGGTCAGTTCGACCGGGCTGCACTCTATCTGGGTTGCGGCTTCCGCCATTCCTGCCTCCTTCACCGGGTGGTGTGGGGCAGTTTATGTACCTAGGCCGGGTACGCTGTCAACAAGAATGTACCTAGCAGAGGAACATTTATTTTGGCCTTAGATCGTCACCGAGGGACGATCGCCTTGACCACGGCGGCCCAGCGAAGGCGCACGTCTTCAATCATAGGCGCGTTGAGCGATGCCAGGTGATAGTGGTATGGCTTCGAGCCACGCAGCACGCGCTTCACAAGCATGCTCTCGTCAGCGTCGAGCTGAACCACGCATACCTTGTTCATCACGGCGTTCTCATCGACTGTCGCTTCAGCCGTATAGACAATGTGCCAACCCTCTTCCGCGAGAGGTAGCATGCTGTCGCCCTTCACCTCGACGGCGAGCAAATCCCCTGCTGTCATAGGAGGGCGATCGATCGTATCGCCCGCGTCAAGCATGTCATCGTAGGCATAGACACGCTGCCCGGCGCCAACATAACCGACGACAGAAACCTGCGGGCCGCTCCATAATTGCGCGGGCGAAACACCAAGGAACGGAGCGAGCCGCTTAGCCCACGCTTCCGACATCGGGAGCTCGCCAGTCTCCAGTTTCACAATCGTCGAGCGGCCAGAGCCGGCCTTTTCAGCAAGAGCGGTTTGCGAAAGTCCAGATTTCTTGCGGGCGTCACGAATCGAAATAGGCATGCCATCACTTCGCGCCGCCGGCCGGTACAGGTCGAGGACCGGGGCTAGGTACATTTTCGCTTGCTGATCGTACCTGTGTTGGGTACATTCTGACGAATGAGCAGCACGCCACTCCGGGTCTACCTCGACGAAACGAGCCAGACCGCCGAAGCCTTCGCCTCCGTTCATGGAATGAGCGCTTGGAGTGTTCGCCATTGGGCCAGGGGCGACAAGATGCCGAGCATCCCTGCTCAACGTGCGATGGAAGATGCGAGCGCCGGAAGAATTACGCCGCAAAAGTGGCTCGAATGGAGCCTTACTCGCGCGCGCCCTGCCCAGCAGGCAGCAGCATAAATGCCCGCCACAGCCCCAATCCGCCGCACCACGCTCGACGAACTGGCTAGGGAAGCGCGCGAGCGTGACGCCAAGGCGAAGCGGTGGGCCGCATGACCCTCGCCCTCTGCACCTGCGCCATCATCCTCGGCGGCATCCTCTACGTCGCACCCGACGAGAGCATGCGCGTGCTGTTCCGCGAGGCGGCGGAGGAGGGGGCCGATCAAGGTTCCGATAGCAATCATTTCGAAGAGGGAAATGCTGCATGAGCGAACGGCAAAGATACCTCCGATATCGCACGATTTCCGCAACGGTTATGCTTGAGACGGTCGGCAAGAGCCTCGATCGCATCAAGAAGGCCGACAAGGCGAGCGATGCGGACTTGGCGGCGACGCTGGGCAAGGAGTCCAAGGACAGCGCAGAGCGCTACCGGAAGGGCATCGGCGACATGGGGCTCGTCTCATTCCTGCGCGGCTGTGCCGCATGGGACGGACGCTTCGCAAACGACGTCCTCGCCAAGATCGGGATGAAGCTTGTCCCGCTGGATGCAGCGGAGGTCAGCGACCGCACTGCAGCATCCGCGCTTACCAAGCTGCTGCTCGAAATGTCGATCGCCCTGGAAGACGGCAAGATCGACGAGCGCGAACTCGCAAGCATGAAGGGCGAGATCGAGGCTGCTGGCCGCTGCATCGACGGCATGCGACATCGGCTATCGGTGAGGGCGGCATGAAGCCCCGCTCCAAAGCCGACCAGGATTACGCCCGCAAGTGCGCCGTGGCGCGCAGCTGGGCCGCCACCGCTCCGCTGGAAGAACTCCGTCGCGGCAACGCCGAGCGCATCGCGCGATCGTACGGCCTCCAGGTGCCGGACGCCCATCACATCATCGTAAATGTCTATCGGGAAAGGATGGCAAATGGATAACGTTGGTCGCCTATACTCTCAGGTCGCGGCGCAGGCGGACGTATCGCCGGAGAAGGCGCAGGTCGCCGTTTACCTCTACAATTTGGCGCAGCAGGGCAAGTCGATCGGCGATGCCTGTCGCATGACGCGAATGGAACGCCCCGACGTGCGCAACGTGGCGCGCGACTGGGGCTTCCAGTTTACCGATTACGCTCCATCCCTCCCGTTGCCGCTGGAATGGCACAAGGTGAAGCGCGGCATCTGGGAGCTTCGCCTTCCCGATGGAACCGCGGTTGCCGACATGAAGAGCAATCACGGTGACTATGTCGCTGAGTGGCGCGGCGGCGGGAATGCTGAGAGCGGATCCAAGCCGGAAGTCGCCGCCCGTCGGCTGAGCATCGAGATCGAGCGCCAATCGCTGAAGTTGTTCGGCGTCGATGATGTTGCGATCGGTTTTACCGGGCCTGACGGCGTGCGAGAGCGGCTTGCACCAGAGGTTGCGGCGAACTCGCAGAAATTTGCCGAGGCTCTGGCGGCATGACCCCAATCGAATATGCATTCGGCGCCGCTGCCATGTTCGCATGTGCAGTCGGCGTCTGGCTCTGGACCCGCATGCGGCGTGCCGAAGCGCGCGCAGAGCAGGCCGCGACCGAGCAGCGGCGTACCCAGGAATGGGGCGCGCGATGGCGCAAGGCCGCGTTCGATCTCAGCGATGCGATCGATAACCGTCGGGCGATTGCGTCGGAGCAGGCCCGTCGTGCCGCACTGATCGGTGCCGCCAAGCGTCGGGCGCCCATTCTCGCCAAGGCTGCGCAGATGCGTGGGGAGGGGAGGGCGTGAGCGAGCGGCCGAACTGCAAATCCCCCAGTGCGTGCGCGGCCCGTACCGCCGGCAAGCATTGCGCGCCGTGCTCGTTGAGCGCGCTGCATCGTGATCCCGAGTTCCGCGCCAAGCGGGGCGAGGCCTTCCGCAAGAAGATGGCGGAGGATCCTGAATTCCGAAAGCGCCATGTCGAGGCCAGTGCCGCCCGTCTGATGGCATGGCGCGCGAAGCCCGACACCAAGGTCGGCCAGCACGAAATGTCGCGCCGCAACCTCGAGAAGGCCAATTCGCCCGAGGTCGTGGCGGCACGGATCCGCGCCAAGAAGGAGCAGGCTTACGCTGGCATCCCGGAAGCGCGCTGGACCGAATGCCGCAAGCTGGCCGTGCGCTTTGGCGCGACGGAGGCCAAGCGCATCATCCTGGAAGACGAACAGGCCAAGGCCCGACGCGCCGTTGCTCAGGTGAAGGCCGACATGATCGCCCGCCGCGAGCGCGAGAAAGCGATGGCGTACTGATGCGCGCGACCATGACCACCAGCACCGCGATGGAAATCATTCGCTCGGTATCGGATCGCACCGGGGTAGGAGTTCTGGACATCCTCAGTGATGACCGGAGCCGCCATTTGGTCCGCGCTCGCAACCAAGCGTACCTCGCCTTGATCGAGGGCGGTGCAAGCTATTCCCATACTGGACGACTGATGCAGCGCCATCACACTACCGTGATGCATGGTGTCCGTGCGGCGCGCGGGGACGCCGCATGAAGCGGGCGCACAAATTCGGTGCGCGCAAGTCGTCGTGCGTCAGCGGTCATATGCACCCAAGTGCCAAAGAGGCGCGACGCTGCAACGAGCTGCATATTTTGCGTCGTGCCGGTCACATCCGCGATCTGGAGGTCGAGCCTCAGTTCTTCTTCACGATCGACGGCCGCCAGTTGAAGCACCTCAATGGTCGTCGAGCAGGCTTCAAACCTGATTTCGGATACCGCCTCGCGGATAGCGACCGCCGGATCGTCGAGGATTGCAAGGGCGGCGCCGCCACCAAGACCGAGGCTTACGTGCTTCGGGTCGCGCTCTTTCGCCACCTGCACCCTGAGATCGAACTGAGGGAAGTCTGATGAAATTCGCCGGAGCGGTTTGGGCCGCGCTCCGAGGAAAGCGAAGCACGGCCCGTCAACAAACCGATGGAGATATTACGATGGCTACGCAGCTTTTTCAACCGCCCCACGGCAGCCCGGCATGGTTCCACACCACGGCGCAGAAGGCGGCAGTTTCGGGTGTGATCTCGGAGCGTATCGTCCTCACGCCAGAATTGGCGAAGGCTATGCTGAACAACAACCCCGACAATCGGCTGATCCGTGTCGGCAACCTCAAGAAGCTTGAGGACGATATTCGTGCTGGGCGCTGGACGTTCAACGGAGAGCCTATCCTCATTTCGAATGAGGGCATGGTCAACGATGGCCAGCATCGGTGCACGGCAGTAATCGAGACTAACATTCCGATCGAGACCATGATCGTGTTCGGTCTCGAGCGGGCGTCGCGCATCACCGTCGATCAGGGCGGCGCTAAGGCGGCATGCGATTATCTGTCGATGGAGGGGGTCCCCAACTCGACAAATGTCGCCGCGATCGGTCGCTTGTTGATTGCTTACGAGCAGTCCGACGGGAAGAACTTTTCCGGCTCAAGCTATATTTCCTCCGGCGAGATCGTCGCGCGCTATTACAAGGATCCTGCCCTCGGGCGCAGCGCGCTGTTTGCGGCGAGCCTGCATGTGCACTCGAAGAAGCTCGGCCCTCCGTCGGTGTTCGGCTTCTGCCATTGCTTGTTCTCGCGGATCGATCCGGCGTCAGCAGACACATTCCTTCGCCAGGTTGGTGTCGGCGAAAACATCAAAAAGAGCGACCCCGCGTTTGCTGTTCGGGAAGGCCTGTTCCGCGAACGCCTGGCACGTGACGAGAAGGCGCATATCATCATGCGTGGCTGGAACGCGTTCCGCCGCAAGCGCTCGCTGACGCTGACCAAGGTCATCGGCAACCTGCCGGCGCTGATCTAATGCAGACGATCAGTCTCAGGACCGAGATTGTGGAAGTTATCGAGCGCCACCGTGCGCTCGATAATGCTGCATGTGATCGGCTCGCCGCGTCGATGCGGGAGATCGGGCTTTGTCAGCCCATTTCTATCCGCATCGCCGACATGATGGTTATCGATGGAAAGGAGGTTGAAGGGGTCCCCGTGCTGGTTGCGGGGCGTCATCGGCTTGAGGCTGCGAAGCGCCTTGGCTGGTCGCATATCGAATGCATCGAGGTCGATGACGATGCAGTGTCTGCCGAGATGTGGGAGATCGCCGAGAACCTGCATCGGCTGGATCTGACCAAGGATCAGCGGGACAAGCATATTCGGCGGTATGCTGAATTGTTGGACGGGCGACGCGCCAAAGAAATTCAGGCGCCGCAAGATGCTGCACCTGAAATCGGCTATCGTAAGCCGCCGCCGCAGACAAAGGGCGTTGCGCGTCAAGTGGCGGAGGAGACAGGTTTGAGCGTCGATACGGTGCGTCGTGCGCTCAATCCTAAGCCTGTGCTCATCAAGTCAGTCGTCGAGGCGGAAAGCGACGAAGAGGCCATTCTTCGCGAAGCGAACGCGATAGTCGCCGCGTGGAACCGTGCGCGCCAAGCCGCGCGTGATCTCGCCCTCGAACAGATCGACGCGCCCGTGTTCGACAGGAGCCGTTCGGCTGCATGATCCGCCCTGAAGTTCTTGATGCCCTTCTGGCTGCCGGCGCCACCGCCGAGATGATCGTTGCCGCGGTCAAGGCTGACCTGCGCCAGGAGGACGTTAAGCTTCAGGAGAAGCGCGAGAAGGATGCCGCAAGGCAACGTAAGTCACGAATGTCACGGAATGTCACAGTGACTCCGCGTGACAAGTGTGACGTCCTTCCCCCCAATGAGTATATATCTAACCCCCCATCCCAAACCTCATCCCCTGACGGGGATGATCCCCTTTCGCTGGATTTAGCTGATCGGGTTGTTGAGGCCTGGAACGGCCAGATCACCGGAACGCCCCTGCCGACAGCCCGGAAGCTGAACCCAGATCGCCGGAAGCACCTGCGCTGCCGTGTCGCCGAGCATGGCGAGGATGCGGTTTTCGTGGCGGTATCGAACATGATCCAGTCGGATTTTCACTCCGGGCGGAGCGGGAAATGGACCGAGGGCAATCTTGGTTGGTTGCTGAAAAGCCCGGAGAATTTCCTGAAAATGCTGGAGCGCAAACCGGTCGATGTCCCGCAGTCGTCGGGGAAGCAGTGGACCGCTGAGGAGCGTGCCGCGCATCTCGCCAAGCTTGAACGGTTCGGCCTCGACAGGCCCGATCCGCCCCAGCCGCCGCCCGATCGCAAGACGACGGCTTACGGCGCTGGAATTGGCCAACTGGTTGATCGGATTGGAATTGCACGATGACCCATCACCACAGCACGGGGAGTTAATTATGAACAAGCAGCAGCATACTTCTAACCAGACCGGCGGCATCGGATTCTTCGGCCTGCTCGCCATCGCCTTCATCGTCTTGAAGTTGGTCGGCTACATCGGATGGTCGTGGTGGTGGGTTCTATCACCGCTTTGGCTGCCGATTTTGGTCGTTTTCGTGGTGGCAGTACCGACCATCATGTTCGCTTCTTTCCGCAAGTGAACCACAGCACGGGGAGGGAGTGAGATGAGCAGTGGTTTCCCAAAGTTTACGCCAACCATAGGTCGGCTTCAGGCCGGAATTGACCTGTTGCGTGGGGTCATGACTTCCGCAGAGCGTCGGCTCACGCGCAGCGAGCTGGCTGATCTCGATCGCGCGAAGGGCCTGCTTGAATATTTCCGCGATGAGTCCTCGCTTGAGGAGCGCCTGTGATGAACATTGATGCGATCCTCAGCGGCCTGGAGGAGACTGGAAACCTCACGAAGACCTGTCGCGAGCTAGGCGAGAGCAGGGGCTATTTCCTGCAATTGTGTGGGCAGGATGCATCGCTTGCTGACCGCTACGCCCGCGCGCGCGAGGTCGGCCTTGATGCGGAGGCTGATCGTGCCATTCAGGAGGCGCTTGAGGCTTCGGATCCAGGCCTTGGTCGCTTAGCGCTGGACGCCCGCAAATGGTATCTGAGCAAGCTTCTGCCGAAGAAATATGGCGACAAGCTCGACCTGACCTCTGGCGGTGAGCGCTTCGACTGGGGCGTGCGTGCCGCCAAGGCTCGGAGTGAGGCGGAGTGAGTGGCCGCCCAGCATCTGCGGGAGCTGATCTGGCGGTGATGGCAGGCCTGCTATCGTGCATGGCGATTTCCTGCCTCTGCGGCTTCGTTCTCGGCTGGGCGGTGTTCGCATGAAAATCGACCCCGCCCTCGCCGACGAGATCCTGTCGATGTACGACGATCCCTATCGATTCGTGCTGTTCGCGTTCGACTGGGGCGCCGGCGATCTGGCGGATTGGCCCGGCCCTGACGAGTGGCAGACCGCATTCCTGAAGAAGCTGCGCGACGCCATTCGCAACCGCCAGCCCGGCGACGTGATCAAGATGGCGGTGAAGACGGGCCGCGGCGTCGGCAAGACGGCGATGGAGGCATGGCTATCGTTGTGGCTCATGTCCACGCGGCCGAACTTCGCTGGCTTCGGTACGGCCAATACCGCCGACCAGTTGAGCGACAAGTTCTGGCGTGAGCTGGCGTTGTGGCACCAGCGGGCGATCAACCGCGACTGGTTCACATGGACGGCAACCCGGTTCTATCACAACGACGCGAAGGAGACCTGGGGCATCGACGCGCTCCCGTGGCGCGAGAATAACCCCGACGCACTGGGCGGCCTCCACAATGCCGGCCGCGGCCAATGCGCGATCGTGGACGAAGGCTCGGGTGTGCCTGGGCCGATCTACGACACGATCGAAGCGACGATGACCGATCCCGACAGCTTCGTGTTCGTGTTCGGCAACCCGCTGCGCAAGACGGGGCGGTTCTACGAACTGTTCACCCGCTTCGCCCACCGCTGGATCCCGTTCACCATTGACGCGCGGACCAGCCGCGTCGCCAACCAGAGCACGATCAATCAGGCGATCGAGGATTACGGGCTCTCGTCCGATTACGTGAAGGTCAACGTGCTGGGCGAGTTCCCGGCGGCCGATGCTCAGACGCTTATCCCGTTGCCGCTGATCGAGGCGGCGCGTGTTCGCAAGGTGGAAGGCGTCGAGCGCTACCGGCCTGTCTGGGGGCTCGATGTGGCGCGCTTCGGCGACGATCGCACTGCGCTCGCTGTTCGTCGTCACCGCAAGCTCGAGGAGATCGAAAGCTGGCGAGGGCTCGACACGATGCAGACCGCCGGCCGGATCAAGCTGCGATACGACGAATGCTCCCATGACGACAAGCCCACGTCCATCGTGGTCGATGTCATCGGCATAGGCGCGGGTGTGGTCGATCGGTTGCGCGAACTCGATCTTCCCGTCCGGGCGCTGAACGTCTCCGAGATGCCGGCGGTGCGGCAGAAGTTCCACCGCCTGCGCGACGAGATGTACTGGAAGGGCCGCGAGTGGTTCGAGGGCATGAACGTCGAATGCGCAGACATGGCTGTTGGCGGTGAACTGGCCGATGTCCTGTATTCCTACACCAGCGCAGGGCAGATCAAGGTCGAGCCGAAAGCCGACATCAAGGAGCGGCTGGGGCGCTCGCCGGACGTCGGCGAAGCGCTGCTGCTGAGCCTGATGGAGGATTGCCAGCTGATCGATATCGCCAGCGCCGATCGGTATCGGCGGGCACGTCAGAGGTCACAAGGGAGCGCATGGGCTGCATGACCTACGCAACGGAAATCCAGCAGGCCTTGGGCATCCCCGACGACGGCAAGGAGCGCGTGCGGTTCGAGATGTTCGATATGGGCCGCACGATCGGTGTGCTGGCGCGCTATCCCGATGATCGCCAATTTGCGCTGAGGTTGCCGTTTGCCGATGACTGGCGAGACGAGGCCATCGCTGAGATCGCAGCGCGCCGGAGCGCGTATTTGGCGGAGGCGGCATGACTAACCTCGATGAGGCTTTAATCGAAATGCTTCGTCGGGCACGACCCATTGAGGCGTCTCCCGAGCTTCCTATGGCTCCCGATGCCTTCCGAATGATGCGTGAGAATGCGGGCTACAACCAAGCCGAGGCCGGCGCAGCGATGGGCGTTTCCCGCGTTACGATAGTTCGATGGGAAACCGGAAAGATGCCAATCACGCGACGCGCCGCTGCCGGGCTTAATGGTCTCTACATGGTGAAAAGTCGTGAAGTGCGTGCCCACGAAAGGTTCGTCTCTCCCGTGGTTGTCACGTCTGCAACTGGCTCGATGCGCAGGAGATCGATCCCAGCCGCGATAAAGCGAGCGGTTATCGCGAGAGATGGCGGTGTCTGCGTATATTGCGGCGCGAAGCCTGATCGCATCTTTCTCGATCACAGAATGCCCGTCTCACGGGGTGGGGAGCATAGCGAGGCAAATCTTTGCGTGTCGTGCCACCGCTGCAACAGCGCGAAGCGCACCAGGACAGCAGAGGAGTTCATTCGTTATGCAGCCCGCTGAACTACGATCTGCACGCAATGCCGCTGGCCTGACGCAGGAGCAGCTGGCTAACAGCCTCGGCGTGTCCCGAGAACTCATAAATCGAATGGAGGCAGGAAGGGCCAAAATCACCAAGAGAACGGCAAACCAAATACTAGGTGTGACAACACATCACACTTTAGAGAAGCTGTGTCTATTGAGCGCTTTCGTCAGGTCGTAGTATTATCCATGCGTGGCGCTCGATGATCCCCAACCCGTAACGGGCACCGACTTCATCGCGCTTCGGGCTTGGGTCAAGGATAGCCTGTCCAAGCACAGTGAATTCTACAAGGAAGCGCCCGAGTGTTATGACTTTGTCGCCGGCCACCCGTGGACCGATGAAGACAAGGATGCACTGAAGGCATCAGGCCAGCCGGCCGTGTCGTTCAATCTCGTCGGCCCGACCATCGACGCGATCTGCGGCATGGAGGTGAACAACCGGCAGGAGGTCAAATTCCTGCCGCGCACCATGGGCGACGCCGCGGTTAACGAGAAGCTGACCAGCCTTGCGGAATGGGCGCGCGACGAGTGCCAGGCTGAGGACGAAGAGAGCTTCGCCTTCCGCGATACCGCGATCTGCGGGCGTGGCGTCACTGAGACGCGGCTTGATTTCGAGGAAGAGCCCACCGGCAAGATCATCGTCGATCGCCGCGATCCCATGGAATGCTTCGTCGATCCGGCGGCATCGAAGGCCAACTTCGCCGACGCAAAGTACATGGGCGATTTTCGCGATCTGGATACTGCGGACGCACAGGCAATGTTCCCAGGTATCATGCCGTCGGCGCTGAATGCCTATTGGGCCGTCACGACCGATCTGCATGACGGTGGCGAGGGCTACAAGCGCGATTATCCCGAGGAGACCCGCGCCGGTCTGCGCGATGACAAGCGGCCCAAGACGGTGCGCGTCGTGCGCATCCAGTGGTGGGAGCGGGTGCGGGCCTACATGGTCGTCGCGCCGCAAGGTATCGAGGCTCAGCAGCCTGAACCGAAACAGATCAGCGCCGAAGAATGGGAGCCCAACGCCGAGGCAATGCAGGCGGAGGGTTATCAGGCCGCACCGATCTTCACGCGTGCCTACAAGCAGGCGTTTCTCGGCGCCAATTCGATCCTGCCGACCAACGAAGCGGGCGAAGGGGAAGAGCCGACCACGATCGACGATATCGACGGCTTCTCGTTGTGCTGGATCACCGGCCGCTGGGACCGCAACAAGCGCTATCACTACGGCATCGTGCGCCCGCTCATGGATCCGCAGCGTATCGTCAACAAGTCGCTGATCCAGACGCTCCAGATCCTGAAGACCAACGCCAAGGGCGGGCTCATGATCGAGAAGGGCGCATTTGCGAACCCTCGTGAGGCCGAACAGGACTGGAGCGACCCGAGTAAGACCATCGTCGTGTCGGATGGCGCGCTGTCGGGTGGGCGCATTCAGCCGCGCGTTGCGCCACCGCTTCCCGCCGCACTGGGATCGCTGCTCGAGTTCTCCATGACGAGCATCCGCAACGTCACCGGCGTCAATCTCGAGCTTCTGGGCGCGGCCGATCGCGAACAGGCCGCAAGCCTCGAATATCAGCGCCGTCAGTCGGCCATGTCGATCCTCGCGCCGCTGTTCGATGCGCTGCGCCGGTATCGCAAGACCGAGGGCTATGTCCTGATCTCCTGCCTGCGCAGGCTACCTCCCGGTGTGCTGGTGCGCGTCGTGCAGGACGAGGACCAGCAGGCGGGCATGCCGCCGCAGCCTGGTCAGCAGCCGCAACAGCCCGGCGCCGCACCGAAGAACGCCTTCGCGCCATTCGATCCCGCCGCGTTCGGGCTCGACAAGCAGGAAGACCGCTTCGACGTCATCGTGGACGAGGCGCCGTCGTCACCGAACCAGAAGGAACAGACATGGGCGGCGTTGCAGCCGTTCATTGCGGGCCTCGCTGAAAAGCCGGCAGCGCTTGCCGTCGCGCTCAAATATTCGCCACTGCCTCTCGGCGCTGCGCAGGAGCTGTCGCAGGCCATGACCGGTAGCGGCATTCCGCCCGAGGTCCAGCAGCAGATCCAGGAGGGGCAGCAGCAGATTGCGCAGCTCACCCAGGAAAACGAGACGCTCAAGGCAGATCGTTCCGTCGATGCGGAAAAGCTCAAGATTGAGGGCTTCAAGGCAGAAACCGAGCGGGCCGACAAGTTGCGCCCGGAACAAGGCGGCGATGGTGGCGCGTCTGAGCTTGAGTTGCTGAAGCTACAGATCGAGCAGCAGGACGCAGAGCGCCAGCGCCAGTTCGAGGCGTCCGAAAATCGCCAAAAAGAGCAGTTCGACCTGCTCATGCAGCATTTGAAGAACGCAGGCCAGATCGCCGCATCCCGCGTGCGCGCTGATGCAGCTGCGGACAGCGGGATTGAAACCGGAAGCGAGGTAGGGGTCTAATGGCACGTCAGAAGGTCGTAGCGGCCAACATTCCGGTCAATCAGTTCGACCAGCCGTTGCCGGTCTTGGCGGCTATCATTTTTGACGGGCAGGCTGGCACTCCGGATGCGTCCAGCGGACCTAACGCCACCGTCACGAACGCATCGGCCACTGTTCCGGCTTTATCGGGCACCACGCCGATCACAGGCACTTTCACAGCGACCGGCCAGAGCGCCCCTTTTACGGCCATCCAAGGGCATGCCATCTGGGTCAAGCTGTCGGGCACCTTTGTCGCGACTGTTGCTGTCCAGCGCTGCTCGGATGGCACGGCTGCAACGCGTCAGAACCTCACTGTCGGCGGCACCAATTACGCCGTGTTCACCACGCCCGTTCAGGAGGCTGTTTCGGCCGAAGATGACGGCGGGGTTGCCTATCTGTTGAACTGCTCGGCTTACACGAGCGGGACGGTTACCTACCAGCTTGGTCACAAGTAAGTGAGTGCCGCGATTGACTTCATTGCGCGCGGTCTGGCGATCAGCCTTAGGCCGCTTGCCAATGGCGCAACCTCCGCATTGCCCCCTTTTTGGAATATGTCCGCGCTTCGCAACTGGAATATGTTCAAGGGGCAGTTTGCCGAAGGACAGAACGTCACGTTTGACATGGCGCTCATTGCCGACAGCTACGGGCAAAGGCCCGATCGGTATAGCCAGTTTTTGGCTGATCAACTCGCTGCAACGTATACCGACGCCGGGGCCGGCTGGATCGGCTTCGGATACCCCGGCGTGGGGCCGTCCCAGGTTAACGGTGCAGGACGCTGGCCGACCTATCCTGTGACCTTCAGCGGCGCAGGGTGGACCACGAATTACAACGGTGCGGGTTATGCGGCAGACCTATGTGGCGTGCTGGCGAGCACTGCTGGCAACCGCATAATGGTAGGCTTTCCGGCCGGCACGGCGTCGATCAAGCTTTATTGTCGTGCCACGACCTCTGCCCAAGGGGTGATCCGCTATAGCTATGATGGCGGCACGACGTGGACGGATCTCACCCTTACAGGCACTTCTGCGGTCCAGTTCGATCTTGTCTCACCTCCTTCCTCAGCCTTCACGCTGACGATCGAGACGAATGGTACAACCGTTGCAGGTCTCGGTGGGCTCTATCACAAGAATTCGAATGTGCGAGGCGTGCGCTTCAGCAAGATCGCCGGCTCTGGGTCGCGTGCGCAATATTATGCCAACGCGGGCCAGCTAGCCCCAAATCAAATCTACCGCAACATCCTCGCGTCGCTCAACTGCAAGCTTATGATTATCTCGATCGGCACGAACGATCAGGATCATCAGGACGGCTCGTTCGCCAGCAAGGCCGAGTACAAGGGCTATATCGAGACCATCATCCAGCAACTTCGTGATGCGACGGTTAATCCGTCCATGGATATTCTGCTAGCCCCGCCCATCGAAAACAATCGGGCGGCAAACCCAATTCCAATGGTGCAATATCAGGAAGCATGTTTCGAGCTAGCACAGCAGTACGATACGGCTTTTCTGGATGTTCAGGCTGGGTTTGGTCCTGTAAACAATCCCGCATATTATGCATGGAACGGAACATTCCGTGTAATGGACCCAGATCTTCTGCATCCATTTCCAGCTACTGGCGGTAAAATCTACGCTAATCGCTTACTTCAGGCGCTAGCGACCTCTCTATGACATTCTCATGGAGCCCATTTCCTCGTGGAGGTGGTGGTAGCGGAGGCGTTCCCGACGCGCCGAACGACGGATATTCGTACATCCGCAAGGCGATGGCGTGGCTGCGTTCGTGGTTCACGAGCGGCTATGTATCGGGCCGGGTATACCCGTGTGATTACGGTCTATCGGTGGGCACGGGCGGCGGTGTAGCCGTCAACACGATTTATTGGACGCCGATGATTATCGACGTTGATACGACCATCAGCGCGCTCACGGCAGAGGTAACCACGCCGCAGACCGGGGCGCTGTTTCGCCTTTCTGTGTTTGCGGAAGATCCAACCAACAAAGGCCCTTTGGGGGCTGCACTGGGTACGACAGGTGACATGACGGCTGCCACTGCTGCGGTGGTTACCGGAGCGCTTGGTGCGTCGCTGGCTCTCCCGGCTGGGATTTATTGGGTGTCGAACGTCTGCAATACGGCTTCGGTCATCTTCCGGTGCGTGGCTGCGACGCAGGGGTGGGTCTCGCGCTATGTGGGATCGACCGATACGGCTGCTATCTTCAGCGCCAACCCCGGCCAGCTGTTCTACCAGCTTGCGAACCCCGGCGCCTATGGCACGCTTCCGACGCTCACAGCCGGACAGGCTGTTCTGACGCGGGGCACATCGCGCGCGTTTGTCTCTGGCTTCACGGTGGCCTGATATGCCTGTCGTCTATAATCTGGCTGGTTCGGCAATCTGCACGGGGAACGCAAACCCGGCGCGAACGGCGACCTATCCGGCTGGCGCTAGTCAGCAGGCGCAGATTGATGCGTTCTTTGCCGGCGATCCCGATCTGAGTGTGGATACCAGCGGGCCAGCTCTGCTTGCGCGGATACCCACCGCAGGAACGACCATCCCACCGGGCGTGTCCGACAGTGGCGTGCTCGGCCCGGATGCGACCAAATTCGCGCGCGACATGCACACGCATGCGAGCAAGGCGCGCAAGCAGATCATCACGATGGGCAGCGCGGCGACCACCTATGCGTGGACCTATCCGACGGCATTCGGCTCCGGCATCGTGCCTGTTTGCGGTGCTATCGTGCAGGTCCCCAACGGCACGACCGACCTTTACAATGTTCAGGTCATGGGCGCGCCGACCAACACTGGCTGCGTATTTCAGATCAACCGCGTCTCGTCGGGTCTCCTTGCACTGCTCACCGGCGCGCTTTCACTCAACCCGACGCCGATCGCCGCAACCCTCCACATGATAGCACTGGAGCCGTAAAATGGTCGATTTCACGCAAGAAGAGCTCGAAGCCGAAGCCGTCACCGCGGATGATGCCGCCCCGCCTCCCGCCGCAGATCGCCCCCGCGATGAAGCAGGCCGGTTCGCGCCCACTGCTGACGACATCGATCAGGCTGTCGAGCATGACGCGCCCCAGCAGCAACAGCGCCGCACTGTCCCGCACGCCGCCCTTCATGCGGAGCGTGAGGGCCACAAGGCGACGAAGGGCCAGCTTGCCGCAGCACAGGCGCAGTTGGCGCAGCTTGCCGAGCTGCGTGCGCGGCTGAGTGCCCAGCCAGCCACCCCGGCCGCACTGCAGACCCCGCCACCGCCCGCCGCGTCCCAACAGCAGGCAGACGCGCCGGCAGCCCCAGTCGGCGATGACCCGCACGGCATCCGCCACCTGACAGAGCGCATCAACCAATTCGAACAGCGCGATCGGCAGCAGCAGACGCAGCAGGCCGAACAGGGCATCGCCAGTCAGGAACAGACCGTCCTGCATAACCAGCTCATCCAGAGCGAGCAGGAGTTTCGCGCCGCAACGCCCGATTACGATCAGGCTGCCCAGCATCTCGCGACGGCCCGATCGCGGCAGCTTGCCATGATGGGCCTTGGTCCGGTTGAGGTGCAGCAGACGCTTGCGAACGAGGTGCTGGAAATCACCCGTGCCGCGATTGAGCAGGGCCGCTCGCCGGCCGAGGTCGCTTACGATTGGGCCCAGACCTACGGATACCAGCCGCAGCAGGCCCAACAGCAACAGCCGAACCCGATGTTGGCGGCGATCGCGCAGGGGCAGCGTCAGAGTCGCACGCTGGCCAATGGCCGTGGCGGCGCCGGCGTGGACCAGGTCAATGCGGATGCCATCGCGCGCATGACGGAGGCCGAGTTCGATCGGCTTTACGCCACGCCTGAAGGCAAGGCGCTGATCGATGCGATGGGGTGACGGCGCCTATTTGGCGCCCAACTCCTTCCGCAGCGCGTCGCGCATCAGCTCGGACAGCGACATGCCGCGCTGAGTTGCGACCGTTTCCGCAGAGGCGACTAGGTTTGCGTTAACCCGGAAACGAACAATTGAATCGTGTACCGTCTTCCGCATCTCAAATCCTTCTGTAGTCGCTGGTGGACTGAACCCGCCGGCCATCGATATAGCTGGCGATATCTGCCGGGTGATACCGGATCAGCCGGCCGACCTTGATGAATTTCGGGCCTTTCCCCAGCACGCGCCAGTTGGCGAGCGTCTTCGGTGTCGGTCCGCCCGCGCGGTGAAATTCCTCGGGCGTAAGTAGATGATCGCTCATTTCGTCACGCGCTCGGAAGTGCTGCTAAGCACTTGCTGATTTGCCCATGCGTCGAGATCAGCCACCGAATAGGTAACAATCTTTGCGCCGAGCACCCGGAATTTCGGGCCGGTCCCGTCAACGCGCTTGCGTTCGAGTGTCGATTGACCAACGCCGAGGTATTTCGCGGCATCGTTGGTTCTAAGATATGCGGCTTCCATTATGTTTCTCCTATGCTTCATTGTTCAATTATATATCACTCTAAGATAATGCATGCAACTACATACGAGCACAATTGAAGGAATACTAAGCCATTATGACCTATTGGCACTAACGGCAGTATTGGCACAGCAGCCCCGATAAAGTCGTTCTGGGCCCCCGATAAAGCCGATCGGCTTTATCGGGGCTAGCCCAATGGCGGGGTGATTGAACGTCGTTAAATTGTGGTGTAGAGTGACGATCGAACCGAGGTGCGATCTCGCTTCTACGCCATGAGGCGCGATAGCCTCTCCGTCCCAGCTCCCGACGCGGGGGAGTTTCCGTAGCCACCACGACACGGCGGCGCAGAAACCCCTTCCAAGGAGCGCCATCATGGCAACCACGAATTATCCTGTGGGTCACGCTCTAGCCCCGCGCGTCTGGCGCCGGAAGCTGGCAGTCGAAGCCCTCCGCAAGACCTTCTTCTCTGATCTTATCGGCCGTTCCGCCGACAGCGTCATCCAGCAGATCGACGACCTCGAAAAGGGCGGCGGCGATCGCGTCACCTACGGCCTGCGCGGCCAGCTGACCGGCCGCGGTGTCACCGGCGACGGCACGCTCGAGGGCAACGAAGAGAAGCTGTCCACCTATTCTGACACGCTGATCATCGACCAGCTGCGCCACGCCGTCCGCTCGGCGGGCAAGATGAGCGAGCAGCGCATCCTGTTCAACGTGCGCGACGAGAGCAAGTCGGGTCTCGCCGACTGGTTCGCAGACCGTTACGACACGTCGATGTTCAACCAGCTCTGCGGCTTCACGGCGCAGACGGATCTGGCGCTGACGGGCAACAATGCAACGATCGCGCCCGACGCCGCGCACATCTACCGCCCCAACGCGAAAACCGCCGATGAATCGCTCACCACCGGTGACGAATTCACGCTCGGTATCATTGACGTGCTGGTGGCGCGCGCGGCGCAGTTCACGACCGCGGCGAACACCGGTGTCGCGATCAAGCCGGCATCTTTCGCCGGCCGCAAGCTCTGGATCATGTTCATCCATGATTACCAGGCCTATCAGCTTCGCACCACGGCCGCCGCCGGCTCCTGGATCGATTACCAGAAGGCGCTCACCACGGGTGGTTATGCCTCGGACACGTCGCTGTTCAAGGGCGGCCACCTGATCGGTGAATATAACGGCGTCCTGCTCGTCAAGGCACCGCGCATCACCAACGGCGTCAACAGCACGACCGGTGCTGCCGTCACCAATGCCCGCCGCGCGGTTCTCGTGGGCGGTCAGGCCGGCATGTTCGCCATGGGTCGCGTCAAGGGCGAAACCGACGGCGACAAGTTCTCGTGGGTCGAAGAGGAATTCGACTACGGCAACCAGCTGGGCGTCTCCGCCGGCAACATCTTCGGCATGAAGAAGACGCGCTTCACGCCAGCCGACAACGCCGGCCCAACGAGCGACTTCGCGACGTTCGTGGCCTCCACCTACAGCCCCGCACCGTAAGGAGGTCAAGATGGCTGGAATTGCACGCCTTACCCAGTACCAGATGCCGCACTCGCTGCGGAAGCTGGTCAACTTCAATGATGCCGGTGTCGCAGCCGGTGTGCTCGTCGGCACGATCCCGGCCGGCTCGATCATCACGTCGGTGATCGTGCAGATCGCGACCGTGTTCAACGCCGCGACGACCAACGTGCTCACCGTGGGCACGACCGGCACCGGCACCGACCTGATGACCAGCGCGGAGGCAGTTGCCGGCACGCAGGGCCAGAAGGCGGCCGCCGCGTTCAAGGCAACCACGGCATCGAACCCGCTGGCGGCCGATACCGACGTGTTCGTCGCATATTCGCAGACGGGCACCGCGGCGACGACCGGCACGGCTTATGTGCTCGTGTCGTACCATCCGAACAACGATCGCTGAGGAGGTCGGAATGACTGACATCAAGACGAGCCCCAAGGCGGCCTACAAGGTCGTTCCCGGCATTACGGCGGAGGAAGCCGCCGACAAGGGTTATGTGGTGGTCGAGAATAACGCAGACGGCACTGCGCCGCTCTACGGCTATTACACGGACACCACGACCGGCGCCGCCATGGAAACGCTGAAGGACGAGGACAAGCGCGTTGCCGTCCCCGCCGGAGGCGAGGTGAGCGGCGTTGTTCCGGTCGCCAGCAAGGGCGCGTTGGTCAACCCGAACGACCCCGTCGTTCACGGTGTGGCCGACAACAACCCGCACCCGGACGGCGCTCTGCCGAACGACAGCCAGAACGCGGATCTCGAGCTCGACGGCTACACGCCGGGTGATCCGCTGAAGGCGAAGAAGACCAAGTAAATGACGATCGTCATCAATCTCGGCACGGCGCGGACCTTGGGGCAAGTCAAGGCCCGCATCGCCGACGAACTGGACAGGGCTGACCTGACCAGCCAGATCGGGCTTGCGATTGATGACGCGATTTCGGAGGCCGCGCAGAACCGCTTCTGGTTCAACGAAGTGCGCGGCCTTCTCGTCCCGCTCTACGCGGGGCAGGAATATTACGGGTCGGATGAGTTCTCCGCGATGACGGAGATCGACGCGGTTTACCTGTCGATCAATGGGCAGCGTCGCAATCTCTATCCGGCCAATGACCTCGAATTGAACCAGTGGCGCGATGGCACTGCGGCGGATGGCGAGCCCTATCGGTGGGCGCGCTACGGCAGCAGCCTGCGCCTCTACCCGACGCCGCGCATCACCTATTCGCTTTACGTCGATGGCGTTTCGCGTCTGCCCCCCCTCATCAACGACGCGCAGGCCAATGCCTGGACCAATGAAGGCGAAAAGCTGATCCGCGCAATTGCGAAGCGCGAGCTTTTGGCTAACGTGATCCGCGATTTCGACGAAGCGCAGGCACAGCAACAGCTTGTTGCAAACGCGCAGAAGGAATTGGTCAACAAGTCATACGATCGGATGGCATCGGGGCAGATGGCCTGCAATGGCTGACGTCCCGATCCAGTTTGGCCCATGGGAGCCCGATCGCGCGCCACATATGAGCCCGGCCCTGTCGGAGGCCGTGAACGTGCTTCCAGTCGCCGGAGCCTATGCGCCGTTCGCATCGCATGTTCCACTGTCTGGGACCACGCTGCCGGGGCCAGCGCGCGGCTATTTCTCCATTCCTTTGCCGGATGGCACGCCCTTGGTTTATGCGGCCACGAATGACGATATTTATGAGGTTGGCAATGGCTTCATCACGCAGCGTTTCGATGGCTCCTCCCTTTCGCCGGGCTATTGGCGCTTCGCTCAGTTCGATGGCAGAACGATCGCCATAAACCCTGCCGTTAACCCGAAAGGCGCAGTCCCGGGTAGCAGCTTCACCGACCTCGGGGGCACGCCACCTAAGGCTGTGACATGCGGTGTCGTCAGTAATTTTCTCGTATTGGGC